TAGCATCATCTAGTGTTTCTACTAGGGGTTCGCCGCCTAGATTAAAGCTGGTGTTAAAAAGAATAGGAACACCAGTTTCTTCTTTAAACGCCTTGATAAGATCGTAATAGTGTTTATTCTGCTCAGGGTTAACAGTTTGAATACGACAGGTATGATCCTCGTGGATAATACTAGGAATCTTTTCTTCAACACCCGGCTGGCAGTTTACAGCGTACATCATGAAAGGGCTGTTTTTCATACCGCGTAAATCAAACCATTCGTGTACATCCTCTTCTAAAATGCTACCAGCAAACGGACGGAAATATTCACGATGTTTAACTTCGTTAACATAGTCTTTGCCATCTGGGAATGTTGGATCAAATAATACTGAACGATTGCCCAATGCTCTAGGACCGTTCTCTGAGCGTCCTTGAAAGATTGTAACAATATTCTTTTCACGCAAGAGCTTGACAATATCTTTGTCTGTAGCATCAGTAATTTCTGCACCTTTCGCTGCTTCTACTTTTGCTGCAATTTCTTCTTGAGTGTAAGTGTGTACTGGGCCGTAATATAGTGTATCATATTTACGAACAGTTTCATCTTCAAACATACCATGCCAGAATAACAAGGCTGCACCCATTGCTGTTCCTGCATCGTTTGAGATTGGTTCAACATAAATCTCAATGCCTGTATCTTTTAGCTGCTCGAGGTAGTGATAGTTGGCAACACAGTTTAACCCATAACCACCAGAAATAACAACACGGTTCTTGCCGCTCTTTTCTGCTGCTTTCTTAATCAACTTGACCACTTGATCTTGTGTCTGAGTTTGTACGGCATAGGCCATATCTCGACGATTGTCCATGTATGTTACATCGGACTTTGGATCTGCTGGATATTCGTCAATGTAATCAAACAGGCCTGCATTAACCATACTGCTCATTGGGTACTTAGGCACTAACAAGTTTCTGTTGGTTAACGGAATCTTTGATGTTTCGTCAAATAACGGAGGAATCTTAGCATTGGCTTTTCCGTATGGAAATAGTCCCATAGTTTTTCCTGCTTCGATTGCAGAAAAACCACAGTATTCAGTAACACCTTCATAGGCCTTAACAATACCAGCACGATCACTGACCCATGCTTCGTGAGTTTCGCCTTCTTCTCCTAGATTGCCTGAGGGAAATTCAGCTTGGAACGTTCCAACAATAGGATCTCTAGCACCATAATTCTTATAGATTGTTTTAAAGTTTGCAGGATATTCGCAGTCAACAATAGACTCTACTTCCCAAACCCACAGGGGCTGATCGTTGTAGCTCATTTGATAGAATGTGCCAGCACCGTCAACAATTAGCGATACTGCATCTTCCCATCCGCTGCGATAAAATGCGCAGGCAGCATGTAGTTTGTGATGCATGAAACTTAGGTCAACTACCTGCGGATGTTTATGCAGGTTTGGTACTTTGCGGTCAATTAGTCCTAGCTTACGTGCAAGGCCTGTATATACATCATCTCCCGTATAGTCAATTTTTCCTGCAGAGTCTGCAAGGCTTTGAGTATGAGCAACTACCAAATAATCTAATTTATCAGTGTAATCTAGAATTTTTACCATGGAAGCAAACGGGCCACCGTCATATTTTTGTCGACTGATACGTTCTTCCTCAATAGAGAAAACAATTTCTCCATCTTTGAGCAAGCAGACCCCGGAGTTGTGCCCTCGAGCAATGGCTGCAATCCATACTGGTTTTTGTGATTTTTTTGGTGGTATAGTTTTAACTGTCATCTTTCTTTCCTAATACGTGATTTACTACTAGTGTAGTTATGTCATCGGTCATTGACATGATATTTTCATTCATTCTGTCTACTCGTTCATCTGGTAAAATTCTAATAGGGCTGTACTCTCTATGAACTTCACCCATATCTAAAACTTCAATATATTCGCAATCTGGATAAGATACATTGATTGGGTATGTAGATCCTGTTACAACTGTAGATTCTTTGTCTACTGCATAGGCCAAGTGCTGCCCCAAGCTGTCGCAACCTAAGAAATGATCAGCATACTTGATAATTGCTGCCCAAATTCTCCAATTGACATTCTCTGGCATTGCTACTTCGTCTTTGAGTTTTGCATCTGTAAGATCCAATTTAAACTCACTCATCATGATCACTGCGTAATCATTATTTTGCAATTTTTTAACTATTGATTTAACGTCTTTGAGTTCAAAGCTTCTTGCAGTTCTGTCTACTAGTGTTTCGTCAATGTATTCAACTCCGCGGCCAAAAGGTTGAAGTACTACAAGTTTTTCTTTCTTTAATTTTTTCTTAACTTCACTGACTATTTGTCTACCAGATAACAATTCATCTTTTGACAGTCTTAGTGTAGGTTTGGGCAAAGGACGAACTCCTTTGTTATTGATCTGTATATCAAATGCCTGTGCAATTGAACATTGCTGAGTATAATATTCCCATACTCTGTAGGGCTCGGTGCTGACAATGTCTCTATTTTTTAAATAGTCTTTGAATAATCCTTTATGCCACACATCGTAGGCACGATCATCTAATTTTGGATGCCCTTTAAAGACATCCGTTCCACCTTCGCAGACGATGATAAAATCTTTATCATCTGATTCCTCTAGGTACTTTTCAAAAGCTGGGACAGAACTAATCATTCTTCCAGCACCGCCATTAATAAAAAATGCTTTCGATCTAGACATTTAAACTCCAAAAAAATAAGCCTTGCACTCTGATTATATATCCTTAAGGATATAAGTGCAAGGCCTTTCTTGGCTTTAAATTAAATTAAACTGATGGAATTTCTGAAGGATAAGGAATTTTCCAATGATCAACACCTGCATACCTAGTAGGTGCAGATTTTAACCAATCTCTGTGAGCCTTAATTTTTACCAACTGTTCTGGAAGGTATGCTGTTGAAGCTGCTGCTGTTTCAAAAGTTTTCAACTGATCTTGAACGCCGGCCCAAAATGCTTCAGCTGTTAATGCATGTACACGATATCTTGGACGAATCCAAGTATTGGTTGCACGGTCGTGTTGCATGTCGTTGACATAGAACGGCTGCGCCAATGCACCATGAAAGTCATCATAGTGATAGGTCCATGTTTCGCCAGTTGGCAGAGTGAATGTTGGATCAGGGACAGCAGAATGCTCATAGTCGTGTGTTAGGTGTGCTGCTTCCCAAGTATTAACTTCAGCATCTAACACAACTTGATAGTGTCCTTCTCCTGCTAGTTGAGCATCTGTTAACTTAAACATGTCAAGAGCTTCTAGAGTTTCTTCCTGTCTTTCCAAACAGAACATGCTGCCGTCGTTGTTCATCCTAACTAAAAGGTATCGTTTGCCAGTATATATACAATCTACAGTAATATTACTTTTTGTAGTTATTTTATACGGCTCATCGGGCAGTATTGTAGTAAACGCTTTTCTCATTTTTTAATCCTTAGCAATAAAATTAATTCTAACCAAACCTAATCCACCACGGAAACCGTTACTTCTAACATCTCCGCAAGGTGTAGCTGGCATGCCGCCAACTGCTGGTGGATAGAATGGCATACAACCTTGGACGTCATAGCATCCGCAGCTTCTTGTGTGAGCTGAATAGCAAGCAGTCCACGGCATTCCTCTTGCAGGACTTCTGCTTAGAGCATTAATACCCTGGCTGAATTGATGGAATCCCTGACCTGACCATTCACTAAATCCGTTGTCAGATTCTGTACCTGTTGTTACTACTCCGCCTTCACAGGCAAACATTCCTGGAGGAATTGCAGTGTGGTACTGTGTAGAACATGGGCAGTTTGAATAACAGGTCCAGAACGTAACGCAGCTGAAGCCACCGTTCTTGTTGATGTCGCCGCCATAGGCTTGCGCACAACACGAACCAGTTCCTGAACCATAATTACAAATAATTCCACAGGTACCGTTTGAATAGTTTGTGTTGCAGAAGTTGCCTTGTACAAAACAGCAGAAAATTGTTCCTGATGGATTACAGTAGGTTGTACCCCCACGTCCGCCTTGCGCACAGATACAGCCGTTTATGGCAGCACCTGTTGTAGGATTACGACCAAACCAGCATAGACATGTGGCTTCGGAGCAACCGCGGAAACATAGATCACTAGCGTTATTACAGCTCTTACCAATGTATCCGCAGATCACACAACCTGCTACTACACAGATGCACTTACGCGACCAGGCGCCCGGATTACCAGGAACACCGTGTCCACAACAGCACATTCTGCCGCCGCTTCCGCCTGAGCCCCATGCATCTAAAATTACTTTTCCAGTTGCACATGCTGTCCAGCAAAATCCGTTGACAAAGTTTGTGTACTCTGTTCCTGGACTGAAAGCCCAAACCTGACCCTTGTCAAGATTTTTTTCATCCCACTCAATTTGATCTAGTTTGGCTTCTACTAATGTTTTTAAATTTGCCATGTTAGTACGCTGTGCCTCCTGTTGCTGGTATGTATTTAATTCGTACTGCTCCCATACCGCCACGCATCGCATGATCACGAACGCCTGGACATGGATGAGGTGCAGCTCCTGGAACACCGTATGGCATATAATTCATACAGCCTTGCATTTCATAACAGCCGCAGCTTCTTTGGTTATTCCAGCAAGTAAAATAACCGTTGTGCTGAGGATCTCTACTCATAGTAGTTAGACCGTTTATGTGTGCAAACGAAGCACTTCCGCTCCATCCGCCCATTGGAGAGTCATCACTGTATGAGGTATATGTAAACACGCCGCCTTCTTCATTGAAAACACCCGCTGCAACTGGCACATGGTATTGATACATACATGGACATGTCTGTAGACATGCTTGGAATGATGTACATGACCAACCACCACAGCAGTTAACATCTCCGCCATAGCCGCAGGCAATCCACCCTAGGCCTGAACCGTCTTGACAAACGTTGCAGATCATACCGCAGGCACTATTACCCGTATCGCACATGTTGTGTGCAGGGCCCAGGCCTGTTCCGCAGAAATAGCCTGTTCTGAAACAGCTATACGGCGACTTTGTATCCATACAGAACGATATACCGCCTTTACCACCTTGAGCGCATAGGCAACCGTTAGTTGCGCCTGCTGCACGACATTGACTCCAACCACAGCAGCCAGGTATTGTACCGAGTGTACATTGGCTACCGCCAGCAAGTCCTTGATGCATGCCATTTTGAAAGTTTACATTGCCTACATTTGAGCTCATCGGATCGCCACCTTCGCTGCCCCAACCCCATGGATTGTTGCCTTTGTAGCTGTCGCTATCGCCTGGATAGTATCCGCCTTCGTATAGAGCTTTTGGTGAACATCCGTACCAGCAAATACAGCTGGCTTCCGAACATCCTCTAAAGCACAATGCTGAAGAGTTGTTGCATGAACGTCCAATGTATCCGCATACATAGTTGCTTGAATTTACGCATAGGCATTTTTTTGTGTATGCTGGTGCGTTTCCTGGTAAGCCTGCTCCGCAGCAGCACATCTGTGCTCCTGAACCAGCAGCACCCCAGGCTTCGATAATGACGCAGCCTGTGCCAGGCGAACGCCAACAGAAACCATTACAGAATGAGGAGTACATGTTGCCATCTGTATAGACCCAAATTCTACCTTTTTCAAGATTGTCTTCAAAGGCCTGCTCGCGATTACCTAATAATTGTGTGAGTAACGCCATTTTAGTATCTTCCTCCTAGGATCGCGCAGTTCTGATTCATTGATCCAGAACCTCTATATGTTAATCTAATTGCACCGTGGCCGCCACGTTTACCGTGATCACGAACGCCTGGACATGGATAAGGAGGTGCACCAGCAACTCCGTATGGCATGAAAGGCATACAACCGAACATTTCATAACATCCGCAACCTTGGTTTCCAGAATAACATGTTGTCCAAGGAATACCGCCAACTGGTGAGCGAGTCATACCATTCATGGTATGCGCATGAGAGTGGAATCCCGAACCGCTCCAATCTGTGTATTCTGGATCTTCTTCAGCCATAGATGCAACAATACCGCCTTGCTCCGAGTAAACGTTAGCAGCGGTGGCTATGAATTGATGCGACCAGCAAGGTCTTCCAAGTCCTGTATCACCGCACCAGTATAACATGCAGGAAATACATCCGCAGCAGTTAACGTCGCCGCCGTAGCCACAGCCAAGGAATCCTCCTGGACAATGATTACAAATAATTCCGCATTGTGATGAACCTAATTGTGTTGTACAGAAACCTGCTGCTCTAAAACAGCAATATGGTCCTGTAGTTGTTGAACAAATTGCAGTACCTGCTCGACCACCTTGAGCGCACATGCAACCGCTGGTGTATCCGCATAGGTCTCGAGCCTGTTTCCACTGCACATATGTGGGTAGACTACATCCTGAGAAGCAAAGATCATGCGCATTGCAGGCCATGCCTGGACAGCCACAAATGTTTGATCCGCAAAATACAGCTAGAGTTTTTTTGGTATAGCCAGGCGCATTTCCAGGTAGTCCAAAGCCGCAACAACACATACGGGAACCGCTGCCAGCAGCTCCCCACATTTCAACAGTAAGTGTTCCACAACCCGGAGATGTCCAACACCACAAATGATCACTTCTTATACAAGTGTACATTGTAGTAGGACTAACAACCCAGACCTTGCCCTTTTCCAGATTAGTCTGGTTGGCTGCAATCTCTCTAGTAGATAATAGGTCAGATAGTTTTGCCATTTTTATTTCCGATTATGGTCCAATGAATACCCAGCCAAATGTTGCGCCGGAATATATCATGGTAATTGCTGCATTGTTCAAATTCAATACTAGATCTTCTGTTAAGTTTTGAATTTTTAATCCGTTTCTTGCAATTGTAACATTGTTAGTAGCAAAAATACCTGCTACGTCAATAATTTGAATTGTGTCTCCGTCATTGGGCGCAGATGGTAGTGTAATTGTAAATGCTGCTGATGTTGAATTTGCAAAAATTCTTTCCCCAGCATTAACTGTTGTTGAAGTGGTTAACGTTCTGTTAACTACTGCGTCTGCCCCAAAGGATGATACTGATCGTCCCATTTTATATTATCTCCTAATATTATGTTGTTGAAGTTTCAATGCCAAAGGCACTGGCTGATACGTTAGCGTTGCTGGCGTAAACTACAAGCAATTTGTTTGCGTTCATCATAATACCAGTTCTTTCTAATACACCGTTTGGGCTGATTTGTGCATCGTATTCGACCCATTCTGCGTTAGTTGGTGTTCCTGCTGTGGCCAATGCTACTCTAACTGATACTGTAGTATTACCTCTATTACAGAGGCTAAGACCCAATACCGTAAATGTACCAGCCGGTACTGTGTACAGCGTTGTATTTGTTGCTGCGGCTAATGCCGCTTGACCTAATAATCCTGTTGCCATTGTTGAATCTCCATCAATTGTTCAATAAAAAGTAATTTAACACAAGGGCATTACCAGCAATACCACCTTTGAAATTCACCTTAGTATTTATGTTTATTTGTACATTTGTAGTTGTAGCGATAGTTTGACCAGCTATGTATATAACACCAGCTGTTAGGGTATTTACGTTCAAACTAGAGCCACCACCACCAATTTGGCTGGTAATGTACGCCTTAATTGCTCGTTGTGTTGGAATAATACTGTCCGAATCTTGTGTAAAGAATGGGTCTGTTGAGAATTCTGTAATTGTTGCGCCTGAACCACCAAGTGCTACAGAACCCAAACTCAACTCATTCAATCCTGCAATGTTAAATGCATCAGCATTTAGAGTTGCAACACCGGTTGATTGTTCAACGTTAAACAATCCACCAACTCGGAAATTACCGTCTTGGTCAGTTGATGTGTAGAATACACGACCACCGCCACCTACTACTGTTTCGTATGCAGGAATCGGATCGGATACAGGTAATCCTGGATAGTTGGTGTTGACCTGATTACCAGTACCAATATCCAAGAAGTCATGTCCTGTTAAACGAACTTGACTATATCTGCGTCGAATAATACCAGAACTTAAGTGCTCTGGTGCTTCTGCAGGACCAACCGGAGGACTTACCTGTAATGTTGCAGAATATGTTCCATCGCCCAAGCTAAGAATATTAGTTACGTTAACTAGTCTATACCAGATATCGTCAATCCCAGCAATTTGTACGTTAGAACCAGATGCTGGAATTCCAGTAAGTCCGGTAAATCCAATAAATGTTCCTACTTGATAGTTGTCTGCATAACCATTTCCAACGATCGATGCAGTAGCAGCGGTATAGTTAGTTCCTCTGTTGCTGTAGGTTGGTTGTGCAATTACACCGTTGCCGACTCTTACTGTGGTTGTTGCATCAGCACCTGTGTTATTAGGATCAGTAATAGTCATAGTAGGCGCTTCTATGTAGCCTGAACCTGGTTCATGGATCCATATTTCAGTCAGTGCATCACTTAATACATATGCACGGGCTCTTGTTTTAGCACCCTGTCTAATGTTTAGTACGCCTTGACTGTTTGCACCTAAAACTACCCAATTTGGAACACCGTTATAATTACCTAATGCACTTGCAGTATAGCTCTTAGAAGATAACATCAACATAGAACCGCTGCCAGTACTTAGTACAACGTTTGATCCGCCTAACGAAGTAGAAATTGTAAATCTTGTTGAGTCAAATACACTGGTTACATAATATGGTGTATCTGCTCGTAGGCCGCCAAAGACTTCTGAACCGGCTGAATCGCTAACGACTCTAATTCTATCGTTAACATTCAACTTGGTAGTTGTACTTGAAGTGGTTAGATAGTTGGTATTCAATGCAAAGTCGTTGTAAGAACCTATTGCTGTACCTGTTGCTAACACAACGTTTCTAGTGTTTCCGTATGCTGCCGCGTCCCAGTTTCTTGTGGCTGCTTGTGTATTGCCTTCAACCCAGGTAATACCGTCTACTGAGTAGGCAGTTCTATTTGAGTTGTAGGCAAATGCAGTAAATGCTCCACCGCCGTAGACAATCTTGTTCCAACGTGTGGCTGTGCCTGGAAGCGTTGCCGCTGCCCATGTAGTACCGTTTGTTGAGTAAGCTGCCTTGGTCGAAGTAGATCCTGTACCACCTGCCACTGTAACAAATCTGCCGTTGCCAAATGCCACGTCTGCCCAGAAGTCTGAACTAGGCAGTGTACTGCCCGAAGTCCACGATACCCCACCGTTAGTTGAGTATGAAGCAGTTTGGCTTCCTGATACATAACCAGAAACTATAACAAAATAATCTGTCCCGCCAATTGCACCATATGCAATAGCACTGTTTTCTGCCGAGCCACCGCTAATTGCTGCATTGGTCCAGCTGGTGCCATTTGTTGAGTAATTCACCTGGGCAGTTTCAGCACTCATCGCTATGTATCTGCCCGCCCCATATACTATTTCTTTCCAATAACGAGCTGCTGTGATTGCGTCTATTTGACCAGTCCATGTTACAGCATCTGGGGATGTAGCAATGTGTCTAGTGCCGCCGGAGCCACCAATTACCGCTACATATTGATTTGAGCCGTTGTAAGCCACAGTGGAATAAGAAAATGCACTACTAACCGTAGGCAATGTAGCATTGGTCCATGATGCTCCGGTTGCGCTAGTTGCAACTAGACCAGCTGATCCGCTATAACCTACCGCTACAAATTGTGTGCCTGTCCAAATAGCATCTGTCCATGTACCACTTGTTAATGTTGCTGTCTCTGCATATGCAGTGTTTGTGTTTTGAGATGTAGCTGTAATATCAAACGATCCATAAGAACCATCTCTTAATGTCCATGTAATACCATCTGGTGAAGTTGCTGCGGCATCGCCTAAGCTGGTCACGTAAAATACACCCTGTCCATAACCAATTGAACTCCACTCATAGATACCCGGCAAATTGCTCTTGTACCATGTAGCTCCGTTCAAGCTGTATGCTGCCATTGCAGAACTATCTGAAATTGCAACATAGCGTCCATTACCGTAGGCAATGTCTACCCAGTTTGATTCTGTAGAATCATCATTGCTTGGCAATGTAGTCACAGTCCATGTAGCACCGTTGGTTGAGTAGGCTACAGAATTAGAGAAGTTGCCTTCTACAACAACGAATCTACTAAAGCCATAGGCAATTGCTTTTGCACCCGATGCAAAAGTTGTTGTGTTCCAGGTAGCACCATTGTTAGAGCTCCATGCTCTGAATGTTTGACTAGAATCGCTTTCTGAGATTGCAACGAATGTTCCTGCACCGTAAGCAATATCGCTCCAGTCAGCAACTTCGCCTAGACTAGATAGTGTCCAATTTACTCCGTCTCTTGAATAGGCTGCTGAAGCACTTTCTCTAGCAACGGCAACATAATAACCGATACCTGATACAGCACCGTAGGCAACAGCTACCCATTGTGCCGATGATGGCATGGTCATTGCCGACCATGTAATTCCATCTAAACTGGTTGCTGCTGCTGTAGTTGCAGAATTAGTTCCACCGGCAAGCGCCACAAACTTAGGAGTAATTGCTGTTCCGCTCGGTGTTATACTCTGTATAATACCGCCCACTGTGCTAACTGTATCTACAGTGATTGTTAAATCATTTGCTGGAGTTGCGCCGCCTAATGATGTTCCTAGAATTGTTAATGTATTTCCTGCTACGTACAATACCCCAGGAGCATTAATTTCTACTGTATACACTCCGCTGCGTCTAGATACATTAAATGTAGCTAGACTTCCTGCGCCACCTGTTGCGGAAACCGCAGTATAACTACCAACACCGTCGCCCCATGCAACGTCAGACCAATTTTGGCTGCTTGGCATATCGGCTGTGGATTTTGTAAATGGAGGTGCCGAGAATGCTAATCTTGGAGTTATTTCGTAATTCGAAGTAAGATCTAATGCTGCTTCGATTGGTGTACCTGCAACAACATGATCCCAGCCAGGTGTGCCAGTAGATTCCTTATACACTGTGGCAACTTTACTGCCGGCATTGTAAGTGTTAATGTAGCCGTATTGACCTGCACCAACTCCGCCGATCATGTATATGCTCATTCCCACATAGGCTGCACTTGAGCTATTGTCAGATGCTGCTAGTGTGATCTGTGTAGTATTTCCTGATTGTGCAAGGTTTTGTGCAGTAACGTAGCCTACACCTCCAGGACCGCTTGAATCACCTGGATCAGTTAGTCTAACTTGGAATACACCACCGTCTCTAAATTCATTAGCAGTTGTAGCAACTCCTGATCCTGTTCCTGATATTGTAAATATTGCCTGAGAGTATTCAGAACCTGCGTTTCCAAATTCGTGTAATAATACTCCAGTACCGTCTGTTAACACACTGCGTACATTTGCATCAGTGTTTCTATTATTAATATTGCCTAATACCGGTGTTTCTGAAATGTCGATGAATTCAGCTACTGCTCCGTATGTACCGTAGGAGTTGTTTCCGTTAGTAGCACGAATCTTTCCACCGTTTTCTGCTAGATAACCAATGTAGTTATAGTATGAGAATACAGAAACAAGTTCTGCACGACCTAAGTTGGTAATCCAAGCGCCGATGCCGTCTGACAATACCTGTGTAAAGTCGTTGGAAACAATAGAATCGTTTCCGCCTGCATGTAAACTTCCGTCAATCTTTTGTCCAACGCATCCGATACCGAATGTTGTAACGTTCTGAACATATGTAGATTTGTTCACTACCCATACATTCTCATCGTTTGGTCCCCAACCTGGATCTAAAGAAACATAAGCACCGGCATTAGGACGCAGTGTGCCGTATTCATTAGGCACAGTTGTTAGAGCAGATTGATAACCTGTGGTATTACCATCGGAGCTACCGTCTAATCCTGTCAGTGTACAGTTTCTTAGACCTGTACCATTCTTAACATAGAACATGTCTTCTAGTTTAGAGCCAGTTAATGCATTTCTATAATACTGTGCGGCTGAAACTGACTTGTAGTTTCCTGTATATACCAAGTCGTGTGCAATGGCTTCTACATAATTTCTCACATCATTGTTGCAGCTAGCAGAACCATAGTACCATTTAACTGTCATTGTTCCAGATGCTGTTGATAGGTCAACTGCTGTACCGCCAGGTGTTAACGAAATCTTAAATGTTGTAGCTGTTAAACTTGCGCTAAGAACATAGTATGTTGTATTCAGTGATACTCCGCCAAATACAGTTCCTGTAAATCTTACAGTATCTCCTGCTACCATCCAGGTCTGTGATCCACATGTTAATACATCTGTACCATTGTCTGATGCAGAAACTGTAGCCTTAAATGTATCTGCAATGTAAGCATCTGCTTCAGCTACTAAGAATTCTTTATTAAGTTGTAGAATTTTAGCACCGTTGATTCTATCTAGATCTTCTGTAGGATCATTTGATCCTACAATAATCGGCTGTGTTCCTGTATTAACATAGTTAATAATGTCTGTCCACAAATTGTCTGCTAGTACAACTGCTCCACTAGCAACAATTTTAGAAGTTGCCGCTGATAAAAAGTCAATGATCGCTTGAGTCGCAGCCAATTGACTGCCTAATACTAGTGCAGTGGATGTTAATCCTCTTTGATATGACAATCCGCTTTGGATTGAAAGGAAGTTTGATCCAAACATCAGATCATAGCCAAGTGCATCTACCATGTAGCCAACATCGCGTGAACACAGTGTTTCGTCAAATGATAATGTTGGGTATAATTTTTTAACATAGGCAACCGCATCGCTACGAATCTGTGTTCTTGCTGTGTTTAATGCTGTTCTAGCAGAAATCAATGCGGCTGCAGGCCAAGTAATATCAGGAGCAATTGTTGTTGGTGATGTGCCAGTGTCGATAGTATTGTAAATTTCTTGAATACGATCTTGTGCAGCAGATGCTGCAGGAGCACTACCCGGTGTACCAGATACATCTTGAGTTAGACCGGTAGTTTTTGTCCAACCAGCAGTATTGCCTGTAGCAATGTTGTCAATTATATCTTTGATGCGCAATTGAACTGCCAATGCTGGTGCCTTTTCAATAGTCGGTTCTACAAAAGATCCTAAACTGTAATAAGATCTTGCAGCAATTTCTGTAGCAAGATTACCACCGTAGGTTATGTCGTAGACCAATGCATCTACAATATATCCAACATCGCGCTCGCACTTTGTTTGTTGTGTTCCGCCATAGACAAATCCAACAAACGGTGCAATGTTTCCAGAAATTTGTGCGTTAATCCAAGCACTAACTTCGGACTGTAAGAATGCTCTATTAGCATTAATCAATCTAGCAGCATCAAGATAGCCGGCAGTAAATGCGTTGCCTGTTCCACCAGTTGGTGTTGGGCGTACATAGGCATTTGGTGTATTATTTGTAACGATATCTTTAATTTCTGCTGTATTAGCCTGAACTGAACTTACCGCTGTTGCACTACCAGTATTACCAGCTTTTTGTAGAGTGGTATATTGAGTAGCAGTATTTCCCGTAGTAGGTGTAATTGCAGTATTGGCAATTATCTCATCAGTTACTGACTGCAATCTTTGTAATGTCGATACTGACTTTGCCTTGTCGTTGGTTGCAATTAAGCTGCCTTCTGGACTAATTCTTGTTGAGCGTAGTTCATCGCCTACAATAGCTGTATTAGCAGGAACAGGAATTGGCAATACTTCATAGAATTGACCAGTCTTAACATTAATTGTATAGCCAGGAGTATCTAACTCTGGAAGTCCTGTATCTACGCCTGCTGCCAATGCTGCTGTAATAATGTTTAACAACGACTCGCATTGTGCATAGGCTGTTGCTTCAGCTGTGTAAGTTGCATCGATAATCTGTTTGATTCTGCTACCAGCGCCGATACCGTTTAATGTTTGATAATTTTGAGCAGGTGCTGTATTAGCTAAAATACTAGAGATTAAAGATAATCCGTAATTGATCGCTGCAATTAATTGAAACTCTTCATCGGAAATTGCGGTAATTAGTGTACCTGCTGAAAAATAAGATTCAGTAGCTTCTAGAGTTTTTACATTTCCAGTATGTGTTAGGTCGTGTGTAATTGCATCAACAATCAATCCCATGTCTCGTTGGCATGCGGAAATACTGTCGTTGGTAAAATTGTACCAGATACTAGACGGTGTTGGTACTGTAGTTGTATAGTAGGTAATTTGATAGTTAACCCACTCAACAATTTCTTTCTGAATAAATGTTCTATTTTGTTTTAACAAATAGGCTGCATTAGGATATTCAGTACCGTTGGTAATTTGTTCACAGGCATATCTTACACTGGCCCACGGTTTGTCAATAGTTAAACCGTATGTTGGGGCAGGAGTATTAATTCCGTGTGGCGCAACATAAAATACCTTGGCCACTTGACCAAAATAGTTCCATGCTGGTAGTCCATTTTCAACTGTAAGTACTTGACCTTCGTCTCCTACTGGTAGTCTTGTTGGGCCGCCACCTGAATAGTATACTAGGTCGCCGGTTGTTGTTAGCACTGATTCTTCATTACCAGCGGTTAACAAATTCCAATATGTGCCCGTAATATCGTTATCAGGACGATCTAATCCGCTAGCAGTTGAGGTATGTGCCTGTACAGTAATATAACTGTTTGGTCCAAATTTAACAGCATCTCCTAGTACATAAGATGTTAATGAGGCCCAATCGCCTGTCCAATCAATACCTTGATTCAACAATTCCCAGTAAGATGCGTTAGGCGGTTGAAAATTTTGACCGTCAGCAGTTGCAACGTAGGTATATCCTTGATTGCGTACAATTTCTCCAACCTTATAGGTTGTTCCCGAGTTCCATGCTCCAGCAAATCTAAAACCTGTTGCAAACAAATCCCAATCTGTGGTATTAGTAGATGGTGTAAATCCGCCTGCTGCTATGTGTGCAGTCTTAGAAATATAGCTGTTTCCGCCGTAGCGTACGATATCGCCTGGCTGATAGGTAGTTCCTGATAACCATTCGCCTTCAAATTCAACGCCTTCTACAAACTGATTCCACTTTCCACCTGTGTAGTCTGTAGGAAATGCAGCATCAGCTGTATGGCTAACGATACAGATATAGACGCCGCCACCGCTTTTAACTATATCATTAATTTTATATCTAGTGGCAGTGGTCCAATTGCCTTTGTATTCAACTCCTTGGTTGAAATAGTCCCATTTTGCTTGATCAGGTTCTAGACCAAGTGCGGCTGTTGCCTGTGATGTATGATATAGATTACATACATAGGTAGTGCCGCCGTATTTTACAACATCACCTACCTTGTAGCGTGTGCTAGTGGCCCAAGCGCCTTTCCAATCAATGCCTTTTGAGAATAAATCCCACTTGCTTTGATCAGCTTCTAATCCTAAAGTGGCTGTTCCTGCCGAAGTATGTGCAGTGTTGCAAAGATAAACCAACCCGCCATATTTGACTAGGTCGTTAACTTTGTAAACAACTCCAGTGGCCCATGAAGATTTCCAATCAAACGATTCTGCAAACAAGTCCCACTTGCTTTGATCCAGTTCTAAAGTAGACTGCGAAGTGTGGCCGTCATTACAAATATATACATATCCGCCGTATTTTACAATGTCGTTGACTTTGTAAAGTGTTGTGCCAGTCCAGTCGCCTTTCCAATCTTGGCCATCACTAAACTGATTCCACTTTGTCGGAATATTGTCTAAGTCCGTATAGAAGTCCGCTGCGGCAGTATGACCTGCTACACAAAGGAATGTTTTGCCACCATATGCAATGATGTCATCTTTGTAGTATGTTGTGCCGGTTGTCCACTGGTCTTTCCATACAAATCTTAATCTACCTAGTTTAAATTCAGCCATTTATAGCTCCATATTCTTGCATTAAATCATATTTATTCAAAATCTTAATCAACATTAAAAGCTCCCAGAGGAAGTAAAATAATTTAATGCCAACCAAGTTCCATCAATCCCACCGTTAAATGATACCTTACTTGTAAAAATCAATTCGTCGCCTGTGGTTGTTGTTATAGTATCGGGTCCTACTCTAACAATACCTGCTGTAAGCTGACCGGTTATTGCATCAGCGCCGCCGCCAGATACTCGTCTTTGTAGATATCCTTTAATTGCTTTTTGTGTTGGTATAATGTTGTTTGAATCAGCAGTAAATGTATTGTCTGTTGAAAATTCACGAACAACAACTCCCGATCCGCCAACAGTTACGCCGCCCAATCTTAATTCTTCAAGACCCTCTAATTGGAAGAACTGTGCATTTAGAGTAACAATACCCGTTGACTGTTCAACTGCAAATAATTCTCCGACTCGGAAATTACCGTCTTGGTCAGTTGATGTGTAGAACACACGACCGCCATCACGTTCTCTAATTTCATCTTCAGGTGCTAGAACAGTGCCATTTGGAAATAGTGTATTTGGATAATTTGTCTGTTCAAAATTCCCCAAACCAACATCCAAGAAATCATGACCAGTTAAACGAACTTGACTGTACTGCTGTCTAATTTCAATTTCTGTATCATGCTCTGGGCTTTCTTCTCTTCCTAGATCTTTAGCAATCAATAATCTAGCTGTAGCGTTAGGAAATGCTCCTTCTAAAATTTCAACTGTCAGTAATTTATAGGTATAATCGTTAATTCCAACAATTTGAATATTATCTCCTGGACCAGGCAATCTGTCTAATCCGCTGATAACTAAACTGCTGCCAATTTGATATTCGTCTTTGTACCCGTCGCCTGTAATTGTTGTGCGTGTACTTAGTGTTTCGTATCCTGTACCAGCATTAACTATTGTCGGTGGACCAAGAACACCGTTGGAAATTCTAACTGCTGTTGAAACCTCAGAACTATTATTTGAATCTGTAATAACCATGACAGGAGCAGAAGTATAACCGCTACCCACATCCCATAAACTGATTCCTGAAACACGACCGGATACTACTCGAATTCTTGCCTGAGCTGTTTTTCCAGTGCTAACAATTATACCTGCTGTTGAGTTGGCAGTTAGTCCTCCCAACACAATAAATTTTCCGGGTTTTGATATGTTGCCAAATCCAATAGCACACCATGGTCCGGATGTTCCCAAAGATTGGTATTCCCAAAGTTTTCCATCGATTGAAGTTGCTGCTACTGATGAATCGGTAGCTACTGCTAAAAATAATCCTTGAGCATAGATCACTGATCTCCAGTCTTGTGCTTGAATTACACCTTCTGTCCAAGTAATTCCATCAAAGCTAGTAGCCACTTCAGTTGCACCGGCATAACCGCCTGATAGTGCAATAAATCTATTGTTGCCGTAGGCCAATGAATAGCTTCCTTGCGGAATAGATCCAATTGTCCAGGTAGTTGCGTTTGAAGTATAAGCAACGGCTGCTCCAGTTGCGCTGGATTCGCTCAATGCAGTAGTAACAAATTTTCCTAGACCGTATTCAATTGCATTCCAGTCTGCACCTTCTGGCAAATTAAATGCTGACCATGTGGTACCGTTTGTGGATTTTGCAGCTTGAACACCGCCTGCGGCCACAGCCACCCAAGTGCCGACACCGTTAATTGAACCGTAGGCAACATCTCTCCACTCTGCGGTAGCGGACATGGTCATTGCCGACCATGTAATACCGTCAATGCTTCGTGCAGCCTGGCCGCCCGTGGCAAATGCCATGAATACACTGCCTACATATTTTACCTTTGTCCATAATGCACTAGATGGCATTGAGCCGTTTAGCCAAGTTTGTCCATCAACCGAATATGCTGTTGCTGCGGTATCTAATGCAACTGCAACGTATCTGTTGGCGTTGGCCGCAATACTAGTCCATTGTCTGTTTGCTGGCAGTGTTGTGTTTGTTGTTGAAAATCCCGGACTACTAAATGTTACTCTCGGTTCAACAAAGTAATTTGTAGAAGTATCCAATGAGGTTAAAATAGGAGTTCCTTCAACAAAATGTTGCCATCCTATGCAGTGAACAACCATTGCTGGATTAGTTCCAAATGGTACTCCGTTAATTAAACTAAATGTTGTGCTAAGATCCGACAATTCACTTATGGTAATTCTATTTAAACCTGTGTTTATTGTTCTTACATAGTAGACTGTGTTGTCAGCAATGTTTCCAAATTTTGTGCCTGTGAATATTATAGGATCGCCGACAGTAAGATGTGCTACACTTGAAAGTTGTATTAGGTTGCCGCCCGCGGCGTTGAATGTTTGAGTCGCTGACACTTCGGGCTGTCTTTCTAGTCCAACATAGGCTGTTTTTCCTGCAAATTCAAATTCGGCAATATAACCGTACTGTCCAACACCGGTTCCTGAAGATACTACTACTCGCATACCTCTATAGGTTGAAGCTTCATTTTCATCTGATCCGGCAAGTTGAATAGATAGGTTATTACCACCTTGAGACGAGTTAGTTGCAAATACATAGCCGCCGCCGCCGTCTGCTGAAGAGTCGCCCCTATTAGTAATTCTAACTTCGGACACTGCGCCGTCTCGAATGTCATCTATAACAAACTCTCCACTATTACCCGATCCTAATATTGAAGCTGTGGCCGTAGTGTAGTTATTTCCTGCATGGGTATAAAATAATTTTAATAGGCCGCCAGCAGTATTACACAATGTTTGATAGGTAGTTGCATCGAAATATCTATTGTTAACTGTTGCAACAATCGGAGTTTCTGCAATATTAAAGCCTTCTGATACTGCTCCGTATGTTCCATAAGAACAGTTTCCGTTAGTACCTCGAATTTTTCCACCTGTTGTAGATAGATAACCGATATGATTGTAATAGGTAAAGATTGAAACGCACTCTGTACGGCCTGTGCCATTGGCCCAAACTCCGATACCGTCTGATAAAATCTGTGTAAAGTCGTTGCAGACAATAGTTTGATTTCCACCAGCATGTAAGTTGCCATCAATTTTTAAACCTACACAACCTGTACCAAATGTAGATACGTTTTGAATATAAGGCGACTTAGTTCCAACCCATGCATCAGTATCGCCTACTCCCCATCCTGGATCTAGACTGGCATAGGCGCCTGCTGTAGGACGACGAGTACCATATTGATTGATGGCTCCTAATGTTCCCGATAATCCTCTTAGAGTAAAGTTTCTCAATCCAGTACCGTCTCTTAACAAAAACATGTTTTGGATTTTGTTTTGATCGTAATCACTGGCGCACAAGAAATAATTGGCTGCTTCGATGGTTTTGTAGTTTCCTACATAGGCGATATCGTATAATATAGCATCTAAAATTCTATCTAGATCTGTTGACCATCTAGGAGATTCAGAACCTAATGCTCCTGCAGAATCATTGTATTCGAGATCCACATATAGTGTGGCTTCGTTTTTAATAAATGCTCTATTTGCAATTATTTGATCACGAGCCGCTAATCTAGCAGCATCAAGAGTTATTGTATTAGTACCATTTACAGAAGTGGCATTGGCTGTGGTTATTCTAGTGGCAAGCTGATTTAATAACGAAGTAGTTATTAATACTTCTTCGTTGGTTGCCGGAGTTCCTGAAAAATCTTGTGGTATGATACCGTACAACACAGTATCTGGTGCAAGTGTTTCGTTGCCTATTGGTAGTTCTTTTAATACAAATTCTAAAATGTCTTTTATGTAATCTGTTGCAGCTAAAAGTCTTGTAATATAATCACTAGTCAATACAGTATTGCTTGGTTGAATAACTGTACTACGTAATTCGTCGCCAACGATTGCCACAAAAGCAGGAACTCGAATTGGTAGAATTTCATCATAGACTCCGGTTCTTACATAAATGGTTGCATAACCTGTAATATTTTCACAGGCGTATCTAACTGTTCTCCAAGGACTCTGTGGGCTAGTGCCTGCTGTGGGGAGATCTACTCCAAATTCTGCAACAAAGTAAACTTTGTCAGTGGACATTAACGGATCCCAAGCGGGTTCGCCGGTCAAGCTGGCCAGTGCCAATCCTTGATCGTCTATTTCTAATGCTTTAAATCCAACAGTACTGCCGTCTTCTGTAGGACCGAATGTTCTAATATCTCCGATATTTTTTAATCGGTTAATTCTATTACCGTCTGTAAGTTTTTCCCAGTATCTGCCCACAAGGCTGCTATCTGCGCCGTCATCATCTGGTCTATTACCGTTATCTGAGAAATGTTTGTCTACACATTTGTAAGAACTAGAAATCCAAACTACAGTATCACCTGATACGTAAATTTCGCCCGGAGACCAAACACCTCTCCAACGAATGCCCGGAATAACTAGATCCCAATATTCTTCGTTGGTTGTGCTACCGTCGTTGGTAATATCGGGGTCCTGATTGGTGCTATCTTTATGGGCAAGATAAACATTGCCGCCACGTCTAACTACATCGCCAATTTTGTAATCAATAATTTGATTCCAATCGCCTCTAATTCTAGAATTCTCAAATAAAAGTTTCCATGATGATACTGCTGTTACTGGGTTTTGTCCTGCATTTAATTCAAGTGCGGCATATAGATTTCCGCCGTATTGCACGATGTCGCCGGTTTGATAGACTGTTGTTGTTGTCCATGCAACATCATATTCATTTCCTGGACAGTAGACAGTCCATAAGCTGGAATCAAAGGTATCAACGGCTATATGGAAACCTAAAGAAACATAAGTGTAAGATCCATATTTTACAACGTCGTTTTGTTTGTAAATTGTAAGGCCGGTCCAGTCTCCTTTATACTCAACTCCTACATGCAATGATGACCATTTGCCTTGGTCTGCTGGTAGTCCTGTTGTTTCTGTAGAAGAAGAAGTATGTGCTATTTCACACTTGTAGACATTTCCGCCGTATTTTACTAGGTCATTTACCTTGTAGCGAGTTGATGTTGCCCACGAGCCTTTCCAGTCGTCGGCTATAGATACGATATCCCAAGAACTTTGAGTTCCTTCTAGGCCGGTGGCAGAATCGCCTGCCGCTAAATGAGACTGATTGCAACGATAAACTCTTCCGCCATATCTCACAATATCGTTGAGTTTGTAATAGGTCGCTGGTGTCCAATCAATTTTCCAATCTTTGGAAGAAACTTGGATAGTCCAGTGTATTTCGTCAAGGCCAAATGCTGCTAGGCCTGGATTAGAAATAACGTTTCCGTTAGCATCTAAAATTTCAGCAGGACTAGAAATATGATCATTGACGCAAAGATAAACTGTGCCGCCGTATTTTACACTATCGCCTAGAACATAATATGTACTATTGGCCCAATCGCCTTTCCAACTAACACCGTCTGCAACTAGTTCCCACTTAGGAACTAATAATGGTGGAGTGTCGTTGTTTAAGTATTCTAAATCAGCATAGAAATCTGCATTTGAAGTATGTGTTTCTAAACTGACGTATACCTTTCCGCCAAAGCTGACAATATAGTCAGGATTATATCTGGTGTTTGCAGACCACTCGCCGTGCCACGTGTATCTGAATCTACTAAGTTTAAATTCTGCCATGATCTAAATTAACCCTCTGATGAACCGTTGTCGTAGGTATAACCGTTGTTTATTCTAACTACCAATTCACCTTCGTCGTTGATGTAATAGAACAATGCTCTATCATCCCATCTATACTGTTGATATCTAAGATTGTCATAAACCGGATTATGGTTTACATCAATTCCTTCGAAAAAATCAACTCCAACTTCAAAGTCTGTATAGTTCTCTGTTTCTAATCCCGGACTATTTAACTGAATTGAATCAGTGCCTTTTGTTTGATCGCTACGTTCTAAAAATAAACTACCGTTTTCATTTTTTCTAAGTCCGTAGAAAAATCTTGGAGTAGCGCCTAATCTACTGTCGGGATCCTGTCCTAGATAATAATTGCTGTTTGCCATGATTTATTCCTTATGATAATTCAACATAACTTACAACAGTATCAACACTATTTGCAGTATCGCTTACAATACGCAATCCCGATGTTTCTGGTAAAATTAATTTTTCACCGTTGGTAATAATTTTCACTGCCGATTGTGGCGGGATAGTTAATCCCCTAACATAGTATGCAGGGGTACTATCGTCGCTGACTACAAATACATCAACATTAACTGTGTCGTATTCTGTTGAGTTTGCTAGATTGCAACCAATAACGGTTGCTCTAAATCCTACTGGAATCTGCAGGACGTCTACTGGTGTTGTTCCTATTCCTGCGTTGACTGCGTGTTTAAATGTGGTTGGCATTATATTATCCTAGTGTCAATGCAAATCTAATTGCAATGTCGTTGGCTGTGCTTTCTGAAACAGCACCAATTGTACCTGCAGGACTTGACCATTGAAGTCCGTCCCAAATTTCTAAGGCTTTTGAATCTATGTTGTATCGAGTCATGCCTTCAACTGCATACGCAGTTGGGCGTTCGCCGGTTGTTCCGCGTGGGACAACAAAGGCGTTAGTTCCAGCTATTTTCAAATAGCCAGTACCTGTTTGTGCGATTTCTGTTATGCTGTCGCTGACAAAGTTGGTAATTGTATTATCACGTATGCGGAAGTTGCCAATAACTACTGCACCAGATCCACTAGGATCAAGTACTAGATCGCTGCTCGACGTAGTAGTAATAGAATTGTTTTCTAAACGTATATTGCCGATATCAAAGGAACTTAGACTCAGACTGTCGGCAAAAACTCCTTGAGCATAAACTGCTTGCCATTTGTATCCTGCTGATCCAAGATCATAGGAATTGTTTGTTTCTGGAATTAGATCGCTTCGAATACTGGCATTGATTGTAATAGTGTCTGATAATGCGTCGCCGATTATGAGATTTCCACCTATTGTGATATTGCCTGTTGCAGAAATATTTCCGTTAACTGCTAGATTACCTGAAATATCAGTGGCGCTTTGAATATCAACTTTTCCAGTTCCGCTAGGATCTAATTCTAAGTTTGAATTAGATACAGTGGTAGAAATCTTATTACCGTGTATTTCTATATCGTTGACTGTTAGTCTAGAATGGTAGGCTGTTGCTTCGCCGCCGGATGCTATAAAGCTAATGGTTGGAAGATTACTGGAAATTGTGTTGCCAGTAAGAGTAAAATTGCCAATGTCTAATTGATTTAGAACTTCTAGGTTTGTAGTTCTTGCTGTGCCTACTACGTCTAATTGGTATTGAGGAGTAGCCGTGTTGATACCGATTCGAGCGTTATTAACGTCAAGATAAAGAAGGTTCGTCTCAAAGGCTAAATTGACTCCATCACGAATCAAATTCGACTTTAAGAGCGGACCAGAAATGCGACCAATAGCCATCTGCTCTCCTAAATACCCGGTGTTTCACCGATAACCAAATTTTCAGCTTGCGCTCTCTGCTGGTTTACCACAGTCGAATCCTGCAGCAAATTGGTCGTTCGCTGCAATTACTAGTATTTAGTCATATTGGCTAATTAGCCGAAGATCAGTGTGTAAACATGGCCAAGTTCTTCCATGATAGGTGCAGTGATAACAATACCACCACCAGTAGCCACTTGCCAAATTGAGCCGTCAAAACATTCCATGTAGCCTATTTCGCTGTTCCACCGGGTGGCTCCCACTTCAACAGGAGTACGTTCCGATATATCACCAAACGGAATCCTAAAGGCATTTGTATCATTGATTTGTAGGTAGCCGGTGCCTGTATGACTAATAGTTATAGGAGTGTTATTGAAATTGTTTATTACTCCCGCATTTATTGAAATATTTTCTATTCTTATTGTACCGGTAGCGGAGTCAACAACTAGATTATCATTGCTTTGAATTGTTGATATTGTATTAGCAGTAAATTTCAGTTGATCGCTAATAAACAGATTTTGAGTATCGACTAAGTCAACACCATTTAAATCATACAGATGC